TGATTCACATGGGCATCTACTAATAGACTAAAAGATTACAGAAACAAAAAAGGGGTCACTAGGACCCCTTTTAAGAAAAGTAAGATTAACTCTTACGGATTACGGAATTCAACAATACGATCATCAAATACCTTGACACCACCATAAAGAACATCCGCAACAACCTTCTGTCCTAAATAGTCAACAGAGTACTCAGACTGAGTCCTGACATCCAACTGACGAGCAAAACTAATTGCTGAAGGATGAAAGATATAACCCATTTCTTCGCCTGTACCATCTGCTTGAGCTATATTTGTTGAAGTGTAAACTGGAACACCATAAACACGACCAATCTCGCCTGTGGCAGCAGGAGCCCCTGCACCATACTTACTCGCATCAACGAAATCGCTGATAGATAGTAAGTGCACATAAAGACGAGGATGTACAACCATGTTGCACTCGCCTGTAGGTACATCAGCTTCCATAAGTAACTGAATTCCTGAGCGGATTTCAGCAGCAGTTAGCTGATTATCAGTTGCAAGATCAACATGAGAAGCAGAGTTTTGAGACTCCAAAAGATTCTCAATGAATATATCGATCTGCTTTGCTAATGCATAACCCATTCCAGAAACTTCCTTTTCTAAAAGTCCTGGATTGGCCTGTGTGGATGCCATGTCTTCCACCATTTTTGCAACGTAACGATGTTGGTCAATAGTCAACTGCGACTCGCCATGAGTGTTCGCTGAGAAACTGACAGGTGTTTGAGCAGTCTTTGCAGCATCTGCATCGGCAGCTAGTTTAGGTATGTGAAATACATCACCACGACCCTTTACGAGTCCGTTAAGTGAAGTGTCTACTAGTTTTTCAAAGACCAAAGCCTTCTCCATATATGCCTTTATTCCGTCTGACCAGATTTCTGGTATATAATTGGCACCAGTAGTAGTTGTTACAGGATTACCCTGTGATTGTTGTGAAGCGAAAGCCATTAATTACTCCCTGTATAGCTTTTAAGGATACTTGTCCAATTTTTCTGTCTTTCCTCTTTGCTTGAAGCCGTAAAAGGATTCTTTCGTGGAGCAACAGTATTTGCGGACTTCTCCTCATTTGTTTGAATTGTTTTATTAGAGCGTTCTGCATACTTTAACAACTTCTCAGTTGATAGATCTTGCAAAAGCTCTCTATCTTCATCAGATAAAGCTTCTAGAGCAGATTGACGTAATTGAGTCTCTAAGGCTTGACCTTTATCGGCCATAACCTTTAATTCCTCAATTTCTTTCTCCCTTTTCTCGGCAAGTGTTCGCCACTCTTCTTTTTGAGCAAGTTTAGAATCTTCGTCTTTTTTCATCTTCAATTCCAACTCCTCAAGCCTCTTTTCAGCTAACTGAGCTCTTTTTCTGTATTTTTTAGATTGTACTATCTCGTCTGTTGAGGTTTGAGATGCCTCTTGGACTTCTTTTTCCATTTCTGGAGTTTCTTGCCCTTCCTGGGCGACCGCTTGGTCCTGTTCATTTATCATATTTTCCATTCCACGTAGTATGGAGCTAGGGTTGTTTCTATATTCTTATTGATTTGGTTTACAATTCTTGATGCTAACTCACGCTGAGTCTCTTTATGCAATACTCTTTCTCCTGTAATGTCTCGAACTTTATTGTGTCCTTCTCCTTCTTGATGGTAATGCATTATTTGCCCATGACTTTTGCCATCTTTACGAACAGAATTACCTTTTATTGCATAGTTTAATGTCGATAAGCCTCTAGTTTTTTTAGGTAACTGAGGTTTTAACTCTTTGAGCATTGATCCTGAGGCATATAGGTTTGCTTTTGTACTGTTATATTTATTTGCTTTGAATTTTTTATACTTTCTTGTCAACTTTGGAAACTTTTTACCATCAGGATTTGTTGAAGTACGAATAATAATATTTACATGAGAATCCCTAGCTACTTTTGTTAAGTTTTTTAAAAAGGGCTTTGAGAATTGTATTATCTTTTCTAATGAAGGAAGATTTTTAGGTATACCTCTTGGTCCAAACTCAACTTTACTTTTTCCTAATACTGCCATTAGGTGCTCCTTTCTCTGTAGTATTCTTGTAATGTTTTTGCATTTGTAAACTTTTTCTGATTTTCATATACTTGCTCAGATGCCTTATCTCTATCTGCATTGCTATTAGGAGTCTGTAGAGGGACCCATTCATGCCGGCAATTAAATCCCCCGCCATCGGTTAATGCCCCAGGAAACTGAGTTTCAATTTCGTCCCTAGTTAATGGTTGTGCTGATATCATTACTCTACATATTGGCCTAGTCTTATCATCTAGTGGTCCGTTATACCAAAACTGAGTATCATCAGGAAGTGATTCAAACATAACTGTGTTAATACTTCGCCTGTAGGTAGCAAGAGCCATTCCGATAATTCCTTCTATTCTACCTGCATTTAATCCTACTCTTCCAGATACCTGCTGACGTAATCTGTTCCCCTTGAAACCACTTGCAATTGATTCCGATATTCCTAGTCGCACCTCATCTCCTAGGGATTGAGTGTAATTTAGAATTGTGCTTTCTTGAAGTTTTCTAAGTGCGAGTAACTGTGTTTCAGTAATTTTTCCAAATAGGACCATATCATCGAGCATAGTGCTAGTAGCTTTAAGATAGTTTTCAATAGCATTCCGCATAAGAACGTCACCAAGCCAATAATCAGCAATAGACAAAGCTCCAAGTACACCAAGTATTTGTTCTGTGCTAAGTCCTTGGTCTTGAAGCTCTTGGATATCCTTAATAAACTCTTCTTTAGACTCTTCAAGCTGATTTAAATAGTCTGAGACTGCCCCATCTATAATTTGATCCATTTACGAACCTTGTTGTAAGCGGGATAATAGTCTTGAAGGCTCTGTTTCCTCAGGTTCTTGAGCTTCTTCTTTGAATTGTTCTCGCACTTCTTTTGGAGCATCTGGATTGTGAAAATCGAACCAATCCATCTTAGATGCGAGCTGGTTCTCAAATTTCCATGCCCAATACTGCATCTCTTCCATTGTAGACATTGGATACTGAGGCTCAAGAAAATCAACGGAATAATCTTCAGGAAGAGATACTCCTGCTTTTACTTCTAGAATTTTTCTGTCAATCTCATATCTTCTCTTTTCAAATGGTCGCCATGTGCTTTCTAGGTCTGCATTCCTTTCGTCATAGTTCTCCATTTCTTGAATTTTTAAGGCCTCTGCCGAAGGTGCATTTCCTGAATCCTGTCGAGCGAACTTTGCTCTGATGTGGTTATTGTTTAGTGTGCCTTCTACTAAGAACCTTGTTGCTTCAATAATTTGAGATAGACTTCCTTGAGGAGCCGTTATTCCAAAGTTACTGCCTTCAGGAAGGTAAAGTATCTTGTCCACCCCAATTTTTATTCTACTTGACTGATCGACACCTGTAACATATTTCACACCGATCGCTCCTAGCCTTATCGCTAACGATAATTCTGTCATTGCTACGGAAGTAGAAAGGTCCGCTCTTACGACATCACTTGCACCTTCTACCCACCAATCTCTAATAGGTTTATATCTATGAGTAAATGTAACAGGCATAATGCCATAAGGATTAACATCTCCTTCATTAACTGATACTTTGTCTCCATCCTGATTAATTAGAAAATGTTTTCCAGGGGCTTCAGGCCTATCTTCTGTCCATACTGCATAATAAGGTTTTTCAAGCTTTGACATTCCGTGATTTTCAACGGCATACATAATACCAAATGGCTCAGACTCTCCAGGCAGGAATAATGGGTCGAAAAATGGTAATAGATCGTATTCAATTAGCCCCTTTAACTCATTCCATCTACTTCTAAATGCCATACAACCCATAAGAAACGTAGTAGACTCAAGTTGCCTTCTGCTTGCATTTAAATCCTCTAGGTCAATGAAGTCTGTATATCGTTCTTCGACTCTCATTTTTGGAGGCCTTTTGTAAACTAGGGAGCGAACCTTACACACTCTTCGAGTCAGGTTCTGAGTGAAAATGGGAACTTGTTGCAACGATTCGCTCCCAAAAAATTGTTGGACGTAATCATCTGTATTAATTCCCTCATAGAAATCTAAAAGGTATTCTCTCTCTTTATGTCTTTGATTCTCAATATATGCTAAACTATCTGCGAGAGACTCCATGATAGCTTGCTGAGATAAATTCGGTACTATTACCACTCAATAACTCCTGCTGTTCTTCTCTTAATAGGGAATTGGTTGACGAGAAAATATCTTGTGCAGTCGTTCATGTGATCTAGGCGACCATCTTTTAAGGGCTCTTCTTTTAGTCTTTGGTCTTGCCTATGTTCAGGATATCTGTAGTTTTCATAACAATCAATAGACCCCTTGCATTTGTCACTCACGAAAAAATGAGCATCCCCATTTGCATCTTCCACGAATGACCTAAAATGACTTACTCCATTAGCGATATTTCTTGAAACTTTATCTGTTTTATACCTGACGAATATTCCTTTTCGCCTGAATTGTTCTATATCTCCCAATCCACTCTGAGCCTGAACTCCACCACCCGCAGGGTCCCCATAATAAGTTTCCACAGGATAATTCTTCCTGAGTATCATATCTGCGAGTTGATCCGTCTTGATATTTTCTTCAAAACATATCTCATCTATCTGAAAGACTGTATCTCGTCCTTCTTTCTTCTCGACCTGATACCACCCTACCGCCGGCATACGGAACCCAAAATCTATTGAGCAAAATACTGGAAGATTGGGGTTGAATCGCAATCCTTTAATAACATTTGTGTGCCTTGAAAATGGTAACACACGACCTGTGAACGAGACGAAGCTTGCTCCGTATTCTTGTTCCCATGTTTCTTTTGTAAGCGTTTTTTTGAGGTCATCTATATTTTCCTTAAAGTAAGGCGACTCCCAACTTGGGTGTTGCCATGATTCCCAATCTGGAAAATTCTTATCCTTTCCTCGCATATAGAGATCGAACATAAAATTATGGCCTTCGGGTGTTGTTGTCATCAATGCCCATCCTGCTCTGTCCGATAACGTAGGACGAAGATACTGCTCCCAGATTATCTTTTTTATCTTGGCTGCCTCATCAATTACGAGCCAATCCAGACCTTCTCCCACCAATGAATCTGCGTTATCCGCTGACTTGATCCATACTTCTGAATTAAGTCCTGCTACCTTAAAGTAGTATATCTGTCCATTGATTTCTTTTTTACTAGCTAGTGGTAATTTTAGCCTAAGAATTAAATCTTCTTTTACAATACGAGCTATTTTGTCGCATAACTCATAATTCGGTGCACATATCCATCCTCTCGTGTTCGGAGATAATATCCAAGGTTCAATTTCCCTTGCTGCTCCAAAGGATTTACCTGACCTTCTCCCTTGGATGTTGATGCGAAATCGAGCTTTGCTATTATGAACTGCTACTTGATTCGGAATCGGCTTGTAGTTTATCAGGTCCCAAAACTTTTCCTTGTTCAGAATCTTCTTCGCCAATATTACTATCCTCGAACCCGCATTCTTTTAGTACGGCTTCTAAATTACCTGTTAGGTCGATATGTTGCTTATCACTCTGTTGAAGTAGGTTTTTTCCAAGGAATATCATCATTGGAACCGATCCATTTTTGACCGCTTTAAATTGTGCCCTTCTAAGTGAAATTTTTTGTAACTCTCTGCCTTTATCTATAATAGGCTTAAAGTTCTTGCGTAGTGTTTCTTCTGAACACTCAAAAAATGATGCAAGCTCTTGATTGCTACAACCAAACTCAGCAAGCATTTCTAGCTTTGCTTCGTCAATATCAATTTTAGGTCTACCTCTTTTGCTCATAATTACTCCTCTTCATCTATTAGGGGATCGGATGACTCCCATAAGGCCATGCACTTAGCTAAGGCTCTTCTCCAATAGGTTTTTGCTGAGGACGTAGAAATGTCGAGTTGCTCTGCGATGAGAGGGAATGTTATGAGTTTGCAACGGAGTTTGAATACCTGGAGCTCTCGTTTGCTTAAGGAATCGTAGGCTCTATATGCTGCTTTTTGTAACCACCTGTCTTTTTCAGGTAGTAGTCCAGACGTGAATACGTTGAGTTTCCATTTAAAGGATTCTGATAGCGTTATACACTCTTCGAGTCTTTCTTGATCCGCATCAGTAAGTAGTGGCCAATCTGAAATAAGCACCTCGTTGTCTGGGTAGCGTTAAGAATTTAGCAATGTTTTGTTTACATAACCTGACAACATTTTGTTAACAAAAAAAGATGGAAAATTTTAAGAGGCATACCCCCACCCCCTAGGCAGCCTCGCCTTGGTGTATCGGGGGCAAAAAATACATTAAAATATTTAGGGGGATATGCCTATTAAGCATAGGAACTATAGAGGAACATGGACACCTAAAAAACCATATTGAACACCAAACATTAAAAGATTTATTTGGCTTCTGCTTCTTTTGTTCGTTTGGACACCTCAAAATTTTGATTTAAAGCCTATTTTTTGACCTGATATATATATTGTTAACAAATTGTTGACAGATATATATATTATTAGTTATCTTTTGTTAACACTTTGTTAACATAAAATAAGGATATGATATGAAGATAAATAAAATGACTAAAGCTATAGCTAGGCAGATACTAGGCTCTGTCTTAAGTGCTACATCTAAAATGCCCTGCTATAGTTTCAACCTTTCCGCCCTGCATTGTAAGGTAGGTTCTAAGCTTGCCAAGATTAAGGATAGTGTTTGTTTTGGATGCTATGCTTTGAAGGGGAATTATGCTAGATATAAACTACCTCAAAAGATGGTAGATAAGACTAAGCAGATTATGCACCCGCTATGGGTTAATGCAATGGTCTATCTATTAAATAATCAGGGGAATAAGAAGGATAAAAACTATTTCAGATGGCATGATTCAGGGGACATTCAGGACGTTGACCATCTTAAAAAGATTGTTCAGGTTTGCAAATTAACCCCGCAGATTATGCATTGGATACCTACTAGAGAATACTCTATAGTTAAAAAGTATATGGCAGAATGTGGGGCTTTCCCTGATAACCTAGTGGTGCGTTTATCTGCTCACATGGTAGATAGTAAGCCCCCCCAAATCAATAACCTTCCAACAAGTTCAGTAAATAAGAATAAGGATTTTATAGGCCTTCAATGTCAATCCTATAAGACTAACAATGAATGCGGAGATTGCAGGCTTTGTTGGATGCCTAATGTTAAAAACATCTCTTACAAGTACCATTAAATAGCCTATCTGAAGATGGCCTATAGAGGCCGAAATATCAGGGGCTTTGTTCCCCTGATATCATAGGATAATAACTAACTAATAAGGATATGATATGATATTAGATAATAATGAAATAAAGATGCTTATAAAAGCAATTAAGACCCACGAAAAAGAACTACAAAACAAATGGGATAAGAATCGTTCTTTAAATATGTGGGAATCCTGCAAACGCATTAATTGGAAGCAAGGGGATTATTTACATTTAAGACATAAGTTAATTCAGGGGTCTAAATAATGAAGAAAATTATTTTAGATTTATGTGGGGGGACGGGTTCTTGGAGTAAATATTATGCTCAAAATCCTGATTATAAAGTAATTATAATTGACCCCCAAGAATGGATTAAGGGCAAGGGGTCAACAGGTGACGTTCGACTATTTGAAGCCCCTAATTTTAATATTTATGGTGTCTTATGTGCTCCCCCCTGCACAGAATTTGCAGGGTCGGGGGCTAGATGGTGGAAAGCTAAGGGGGAATCTGCCCTACTTGAGGGGCTTTCCGTTGTTGATGCTTGCCTAAGAATCATTGCAATAACTAAGCCTAAATTTTGGGCTTTGGAGAATCCTGTAGGCAGATTAAGAAGGTATTTAGGTGACCCCACCTTAATATTTAATCCCTGCGACTATGGCGACCCCTACACAAAAAAGACTCTTGTTTGGGGCAATTTTAATATCCCTACCCAAACAAAAGTAGAGCCTGAATTCGTGACGTTAAAAAATGGTAAACGTGGTTCGTGGATGTGGGCAAAGCTTGGGGGCAAGTCGGATAGGACGAAAAAATTAAGAAGTGCGACCCCTGATGGATTCGCTAAGGCTTTTTACAATTCTAATAAATAAACGAAGGATAATAAAATGAAAATAAAAAAGATAAAATCAATATTAGGCGACCTGTACGAATTAATCCTATCAGAAGTATTTTACAATACTGAATGGGATTTTGAGGATTTGATGGACGAAGAAGATTCAGAAAATCTAACTAGTCAGGATGATTATTTGACTGCAATAAATATAATTAGAAAAAAAATACATAAGGATATTTTTAATTCTAATTCCATAACGCTCCCTGAATCTAATATGACCAATGGCAAGTATAGGGACGGCAGACCTACCCAACAATTCTGTGTTATTCCTAATACTGAAGGTAATAAAAAAGCCATTAAGCATTGGAATAAATTAGCAACTGAACAGAATTCTAGATACCGATTTAAGACTAGGTATAGATGCCCAAAAGAAGGTGTATCATATGGAACCTATGGCGGAGTAGATGCGAAGGATGCAGAAGGATTAGGGGTTTATATTGATGATGTTAAGGCTAATTATAATTCTACAATTAATGACAGGTTAAGACGTGAAAATATGGAGCTAAAAAGAGCCTTAAATGATATGGAAAGAATAATTAATAATACAAGGAAGGAGGATTAATGGACATAGATAAACTAGGCGATTATATACTTATTTTTGCATCGCTAGGGTTAATAGGTCATTTTATACATTTCCTAATAACTCACTAGGTTAACTGATGATGGATTCTGCTATCCGAAACTAGGGAATTAAATTCCCTAGTCTTAACCAATAACGAAAGGAAATAATATGTTAAATAACGTAACAAAAAAAGAATGTTTAGAGGCTATCGACTATTTATGGACGAATGGCTATACTCAGGAAATGACCTCAGATAAAAAACATTATACTGAAATACTACTTAAAAAAGTAGCTAATAATTATAATATTAAATTGGAGGGCTAAAGATGAAATTCTATTTAATACCAAAAGTGATGCTACTACAATTATTTAATAAAATTGGTGGTAGAATATTCAGGGTCACGTTTAAAAAGAATAATGGACAATATAGAGACTTAATAGGTAGGCTTGGAGTAAGTGCTCATTTGAAGGGCACAGGACGAAGTATATCTAAAAATCTTAGGAATTCTTATATATGTGTATATGACGTTCAAAATAAGGGTTATCGTAATGTTAATCTTAATTCTGTGACTCAGGTAAAATGTGTTAAAAACTATGAGGTGTATTAATGAAGGAAGCTAGAAAATTAACTGATATTTTAGATATTGAAGATAGCGATTTAGTGCTTGATTCACTTGATTGTTTTCAACCACACCAACGAATGGCAATTGAATTATTCATTGTTTATTGTTGTGGCTCAAATATTGTTGGAATTAATGAAGAAGATATATTAAAGCCAAGCGATATTACAATTGAATTAATTGATGAAATTCTTTACAAGCATCATTCAGACGCATTAGGCTCAACTTGGGATGTTGCAGGAGATGTATTTGAATCATTTAAAAAAATGTTTATTAATAAAGAATAACCTTTATCCTATCGTATCCCCAAAAGCCCTGCTATTGATTTAGTGGGGCTTTTTTATTGTTAGTTAGGTATGCCAACCTAAATAAAAACTCCATATACGCTAAATATCAAAGCCGTTTTTTCTTCAATCTGTTAATTAATCCGATTTTTTGCCGTCTTGGGTATTTCTCATAACATTTATCTAAGTTATTAATATCAGGCTCAGGATAATAATCTTGAAACAATAACATACAATATTCTCGCCCATTTTTAATTTTTGCATACCTGCAGCTGAGGTCTTTTTTATCAGAAAATTTACATTTCTGATCTAACGCTAAGGTTTTAGCCACGCCCTATATAGTGAGATTATTGAGACTTTCAGCCTTCAAAGTCTCAATAGTCTCAATAGTCTCATGTTATTATACGTAGCCCTTTTGAGTTACTGTAATAAATTCCATAAGTCATTTTCGGCTATTTTATAGCTTCCGTGACCTGATTTTTTCATAGTTCCAAACCCGACCTGTTTTTGAATCCATCTATATACTGTAGCCCTACTCATATCATAATCCGCCAAGACTCCCTCAACCTGAATAGCTTTCACTTCGCCCTGCTCATCCCTTAGAGCTAATAAATCTTTTAGCATATCAAAGTCTTTATTATCTGCTGATTCCGTATAATAGAGCTCTTCCTTTTTAGGCAAAGGACCCTTCCAATCAAAATAAAGTTTCCCATTTTCTCCCTCAAGCGTAATTCCACAGGGAATATTTTTCAAATCACTAGCCATCCTGGATTTTGTAATCTTAAATATCCTGAGTTTTTTCGTAGGATCAACACTAGCCTCAGCAATCTGATGGACATATTCCACAACATCACTAATAACTTTACCACCTCGCATTGAATCTTTATCTAATATTTTAATATCTGAGGTTTTCTTGTTGTGGTGATTTACTAAAAAGATAGAGACTTCAAACTGATCTACCAAATCCCTGATAAAGCTCAATACCTTTACGACCTCATGGTTCTTACTAATATCTTTGCTAGTACTACTATAAAGATTATCGACAATAACCAAATCATATTGGTCGTTTCTTCTCGCCATGAGATTCCCCTGAAGTCTTTCCCACTTGTCTACGAATATTTTCCCTGCTTCCTTTAGTGGCACAGTATGAAAATTCTCCCTGAGCAAGTGAACCTTATCAGGATGTAATTCCTCTAGGTAGTTATACATCTTTTGTAATCTATCAATCTGCATCGCATCTGACATCTCAAACTGCACACATAGTACCTTTCTCGGCTTTGGGACCTTAAAGTTCATAAAGGGCACTCCCATTGCAATACACATTCCCATCTGATAAGCAAAGATACTTTTACCTGCATTGTCTACTGCTGCGAGCATCCCTACGCTCTTCTCTGTAATAATATCCTCACATATCCACTTGACTTGCCCTGCATCCATCTTCATATAATCAAAGAAGTTATCTGCCTTCATACCACCATAATCTTTTGGGTCCTTACCAAACTCATACCCATTTCTATCTAATTCTGAATATAACCCATCAAGTTTACCGCCCTGAGCAAAGTAATCCGTTAAGTCAAATTTCTCGTCCCTATTCTCCCACTCAAAAATAGTGATCTTGGCCTTCGGTAGGTCTAAGGCTAATTTCTTAGCTACTTTCATAGCTCCTTCTTTTCCAGGTGTGTCGTTATCATAACATATAACAATATTCGTAAATCTTTCGAGTTTACTAATGTCTTTAGGGATTGCTCCTGCTCCTGATGTGAATGTAACGCATTGAAGCCCATGACATATGGCCGTAATGCAATCTTTTTCGCCTTCAGCGATCCATAGATAACTATCAGCCTTACCTCTATCTAGTACAATCTCAGGATATATCTTATTTGTAGCCTCTCCGTACTGCCTACCCTTATGATTCTTGACGTGTTTCAGCTCGCCATCTTTATATATTCCGAACTGAAGCTTTCCATCCCTAGTATATCCTAAGCCTAATTCAGGGGTTAATGCAATATCGGACCACACTCCGCCCAATGACTCATGGGTCATTATCTTCTGGAAGTGCTCTATGAATCTTTCAGTATTCTTATCGTGTGATGATTTTACTACTGCTTCAGGGGATTTAATTTGACCATTACCCATCTTGCCATTGTGTTTACACCTAAAGCAATGATAATAACCACTCTCAGAAGAAACACTAAGAGCCATAGCCCTAGAACATTCAGGACAGGTAGCCTTATACCACTTACCATCTGACTGAATCTTAGCCTCAGGGAATTTATCAAGTACGTTTATCACTTTTGTACCTTCTTAATATTAATTGTCGTAATCTATCGTGTCCCGCTGACTTCCACTTGATTACACCCTTATTTAATAAATCTTTATAAAATTGTATTAGTTCTTGTTCACTCATCTTAAACAACACCTCTTGAATTTTTGTTTCGACCCGCAAAGACAGAGCGAATTCCGTCCATAGACCTTTTGAAAAAGCCTTTTTGCTTCTCGCTCTGTGGTTTCAAAGGGGTCTGATCTATAGACTTTTTGGTATCCGCCATAACCACCTGCTTCCTTGATACAGAGTGTCTTAAAGCTAACTTTCGAGCCCACTTTCTTTTGTTTCTTCTCCGAACCCATTCTGAGTTGGAGACTTTTTTTGTTATTTGCTTCGATTTCGGCATTCATATCTCTCGTTTCTGACCCTTTTTCGCCCTTAGCAATACTCAGGTATGGGTAAATCCTTGCCACATTCTGAACATGACAAGGATTCTGGTACATTATTTTCAGGTTCCCTTGGTTGATATTCTGTGTCGGGATGTTCACAATAAAACTCTGACCATTCCCCACAACTAGGACAAATATCCTCAGGTCCCTCACTAAATTGAGGTGTGTCACAACATCCTGATAAATAGGACACTATAATTCCCTTTTTAGATGATAGATAGCACGACAATTCTTGAATATCTTAAATCCAATATCCATTGTCTCACGAGAAATAGCGTGATAGTGAAAATCCCCTGATTCTTTATCTAATCTTAGGATTACTCCGCCATGAATCTTCTTATCAGGGTACATTTCCTCATACATTCCTGTGTAACACCCTAATTGAACCTTCATTTCTTCATAAACCCCCCTAGATGTTTTAATATCATAGAGATATAGCTTATCATTCATTTTAAATATGCCATCACAGGTTCCACCAGAGCGTAAACTCTCACTAACCATCTTTAATTCAGTCTCTAAAAACTCAGGACGAGCTTGTTCTGACCATTCTTTAAAGGCCATCAAAGCTTTCATAGCTTTAATCTCCTGAGTCTCTGTGTACTCCTCAGGAACCGCATAATCTTCGCCCTTGATCCATGCTTCACATAGAGCGTGAGCCAAAGTTCCTGTTTGGGCAGCATCCGAGGTCATCTTATGAGGGTCCTTACCCTCTTTGACCATCCTGATACCCCAATTCATTAGTACAGATTTATTCCATCCTAATGTTTCATTGGTTACTGTAGTTGTAGAGGGGACTACTGTGCCATCCTCTAATGTATATTTAGTGTGTAGTTTGAATTTTCCCACGTTTACTCCTTTATTATGTTTGGTATTCGCTCATATTTATAGAACCAATCCCTCTTTTTTTCCTGATTGTTATTCGCTACACCCAATGCTAAGTTGATACACAACTCATTATTATATGGGTAGTATGCAATAATGTTTTTCGGCAAGAAATACACGGCTATAATATCAACTCTGCCTGTGTTCATGTATTTTTTCATACGAACCTCTATACTTGTACCTGTTTTTAAAGCTTGTATTGTCTTTACCTGTATTTTTTTAAAACTACGCTGAGTTTCAATCACGAGATCAACCTGAGCATCATCACAGGCAGGGACATAGCAATTAAATCCCTGATGCAATGCATCTTTTATCACGGCATATTCTCCAATTTTGCCAATCCTCATACTTGATAAAACTTTCCCGCCCATCTTTAGTTCGCCAACCAAATCCAAATGAAAGCCTCTACTTTCGTTCTTTTATGAGCGGGAATCATTTACCCCATTTTCCTTCTTTTACTAATGTGGCCATAATGCCGTAATTAGATAAATCAAGAAAAGCATCTTCCATAGGTTCATCTACGGCAGATTTACGATCCTTCATCAATAAATTCTTTAATCTTTGTATTTTATCATTCATCCTGAACCATAACCCTGTTAATGAAAGTTTTACTTCCTCAGATGTCTCTAGGTTAGTCCCTACGCTAATATTAGTTGAGCCGTAATCGTGTTGCTTACGGCAGAACAATTCATACTGCTCTCGTTGAAGTATCTTGAATCTCTGAGTCATCTGTGGATACTCTTTTTCCATTTGTTTAATAATGTCTGACATAATTATTACCCCTCATTCTGCTTTATTGAGTCAAAATACTCATGCTCTAAAATGTGAAAAACCAATCCTACAAACCCTATCAAACCAAGTATTGTAAAATCTCTATTTTCCTTACCTTTATTTGTACCTTCTAATTCAATTGGTATTTTTTTCTTTTTATCAGGGTATAAATCAGGATTTAATAAAGACAAATGAAACAATCCCTTTCTTTCTCCATCTGTTAAAACATCGTATTTATCTTTTTTTGTAGTGCTCACGAAATCTCCTTCTCATATGTGTTGCCCACCATTTAGTAAAAAGGTGGAAGTCATTAATTTGAAACCAAGTCCTAATCATCTCTCCTGATGTATAATCTGTATGAAGAAACCAATCTCTTATCCATCTATACTTCATTTGTAAAAATCTCCTGTTGTGATAATCTTTCCCTAGCTAGTTTGACATAATTTTTGTTTAATTCAATTCCGACATAACGTCTACCTAATCTATTTGCCACTAATCCTGTAGTTCCACTTCCAAAAAATGGATCAAGAATAATATCGCCTTGCTTACTGCCTGCTTTTATACAAGTTTCAGGAAGCTCTTGTGGAAATACTGCAAAATGAGCTCCTTTATATGCCTGAGTGCTAATACTCCAAACAGACCTTTTATTTTTATAAGCATAATTATTTGTTATCAATCCGTTCATTTTTCTTCGTCCAGGGGTGTTGTTTAATTTTGTAGTATCCCTATTCCTTTTAAATTTGTCCTGTGTAACTGCCTTTTCTTTTATAGCCTCATTGTTGTAATAATATTTTGGATTTTTTGACATTAGAAAAATGTATTCATGTGACTTAGTACACCTATCTCTTACAGATTCTGGCATACATCTTTTCTTTGACCAAATAATGTCCTGCCTCAATGTCCAGCCATCATCTTGTAAAGCAAAAGCTACTCGCCAAGGAACTCCCATAAGATTTTTCGGACCAATAGGATTTTTTAATTTTATTTTAGTATTTTTAAATACATCACCCTGTTTATCTGTCTTAAACTTTTTCCCAAAATAACGCTCATTAAATCCTGCTTTGTTATTACCTCTAGTAGCTAAATAAGTATCTCCTAGGTTAAGCCATAATGTGCCATCATCTTTTAGAACCCTCTTAACCTCAC